GATCCTAATTTATAGCTTTCAATAAAAACCTTCCAACAGTTATATTTACGAATAGAAGTTAAAAGTAAAGTATTAGGCGAATGATCAGCTAAAGTACACGCAAATAGAAACGGATTATTCTTCATAATGTTAAAAATCTTGAATTTTAAACGTAGCATAAGAATTTAATAATACATCTGTTCTTACATAGTTTGTATTATTATGGTAAATTGTTTTAATTGTATTATTATCATATTCGACAGGTTGACTGTAAGGATAAGTATTATCACTTTCTGCATTATATACGCCAAGTTGTATGCTTGTAGTTACTAAAGGTTTAATATGCATATTCAATTCGTTATCAATATAGTATTTTTTATCTTCAGAAGTATATAAGCAATTTGTAACTTCTCCAACAACTTTATCACCTGTCAATTTTAAAACATATGCACTACCATTCCACCATCTGATATTTGATACTTTTGTTAAATGTGCATAACTATTTATTACTTTTGATTTTTCTTGATATAACATGCAATTATTTATAAATGTATTTATCATTCTTGTGTAAATTAAATCGCTATTATTGTGAGCATTTAAGTTACAACTATCAATTTTTATATTATTTCCAGTTCCTATCAAATTTATTAAATAGTCTAAATTTTGAAATACATTTTCAATTTGATTATTTTGTATAAGTAAATCAAAAAAGTTTTCAAAACTTCCAAGTCCGCCACTACAATTATTTGCACATACTTGACAGCCACATGATCCACTTGTCTGTTTTAATTTTATAGGATAATCTCCTAATTGATATTCTTCGCTTGCATATAAATTATTTCCATTTATTTTATTACTATCTCCGAAGCTTTCACTATATAAGAATAAACCATAAACAATATTATTATTAAATTTACAGTTATTAAATCCTCCTGTTGTTGTATTTCCCAAAGTATAAATAGCATAATTTGAAGATTTCATAAAAACATTATTTTCTATTTGTAAATTATAAAATAAGTTTAAATTATTAAAGACAAAATGTAAAAAGTGTCTTACTTCTGAATAATCATTAGTTTCGGTGTCAAATTTAATTCCTTTTATAAATTGGTTAAAAGGATTAGATATACCTACAAATTTGAATAAATCTGTATTTTCGTCTATACTACTTTCACATAAAATAGTGGCATTATTTCCTTTCATAGAAATAAAATTGCCAGTAAATATATAGTTATTTTCGCTGTTTTCTTCTTTTTTTGCTTTATATGTTCCTGTTGGAAAATAAATATATAAATTATTTGCTAAAGCATAATTATATATAGCTTCCCAATAATCGTTCATATATAGATTATTAGTTAAACCAAATTTATTAACATTTATAAAACTTTTATCTTCATTTATAAATTCTGCTACTAACGTTTCGTTATTTAATAAAATTAAACTTGCATTATCTATTACGTCGTTTAGTGTTCTTGTTCTAATTTTATATAAAGCACTTCCTCCATCATTCTTATTATGAAATCCTAAAGTTTTAGCAAAACTTCCTTCTATTAAATTTGTGGAATTAATCATTTCGCTAACTGTATTAAAAGCTAAAATTCCATTAATTTGTAAATAAGCTGTTATAATTTCTTGTAAAACTCCGTCTTCAACCATTTGATCTAATTTATTATTTATTTCTTCTTGAACGTCTAAATTTGTAAAATAATTATCAACGTATGTTTTTAGTTCTATAAACAAGTTTTGAAGTTCAGTAACAACTTCTCCGTTATTATTAATTGTAGGAATAACAGTATTTTCTAAATAATTACAAAGCCAAAGAAGTTGTTCTTCGTAAGTCATACTTTCTTTATAGCTTGAAGGTATCATTCCAATAGATAAACAAAATCTAGTAAATGGTCTCAAGCTTTCAATATTAAGCTGAGGGCTAGGTGGGATTAATTGATTATTCATAATTTTTTCTCCTTTCATTATAAGCTTTAAGCTTACAGTTTTAATATATTCCCATAAAGAGAATATTAAGTTCTTGAATTATTTCTTCGTCTATTGCAACTATAATTTCTCTAAATTCTTTTACTAAACGTTGATTTGTAATAATTACTCCGTTGTCTCCTTCTTCGTGTCTAGTAAATGTTTCAACCGTATTAGAAGTTCCTGAATTAGAAGTTGTAGTTTCATCTTCTATAGAACTATCATTTTCTGAAGCATTAGTTTGAGAAGCATAAGCACCTGCTAAAATATTTTGTTTTGATATTTGACCTTGAGGAGTATCTGAAGAAACATTTAAACCAGAAGAAGCATTTTGCGAAGTAGAATTTGAAGAGCCTTCATTTGCAGTTTCTCCTGAAATTTGTCTTGTATAAGTTTCAGTAAAGTCAACGTTTGAAAGTGGATCGTATTCTAAAAAGTTTGAATAAATTTTAGGAAGTTTACGTTCCATTATTTTTTCCATTTCAATTTTTGCAAAATGCCTAAATAAAGCAGGAGTTTCAAAACCAATTTCTCTCATATAGTAATTATTAACTATTTTTGTTGCTAGTCTATCTTTACTCCAAACGTTAAATTTTTCTATTTGCTGAATTTGAGTAGGAGTTAAATAATGTGTTATATCGTAACTTTTAAACCAGTTTTCTACTTCATTTCTTCCGTAATAATCACATACTTTACGAAGTTCCATAGTATAACTTGCCATTATTTATCAACTCCTTCCTCATTATTTATATTAATATCTTCTATATTTTGAATATCTTTATAGTCATTTACAATACTTTGAGCATTTTTTATTATGTTATGTAAATCAGAACGAACTCTAACAGAAATTTCTTTTTCAGTTCCAGTTAAACCGAATTTTTCGTTAAATTGTCTGCAAGCTTCCTCACGAGGTGCTAAATAACTTTGTAAATTTAGGTTTATTAATTCGTTATTTGAATTTGCTTCATCTGTAATTAAACGTTCTTTCTTGTCTACCATTATATTATTAATTCCTAAAAAAGTCAAAGCTTCGTTCCAAATTTCTTTTTTATAATCTACAATTTTATCTGCAATAAATGGAGCTTGAGTATTTATTGATTTTATTACATTTTCTCCAAGTGAATTTTTATCTCCGAAAATCATTGGTCTATTTCCTTCGTATTGAGAATAAAGGTTTTCCATAGTAAGTCTTTGTTTTTCGTCCATTAAAAGTAAAACTGGAGTTTTTTGAGCTTTAATATTTACAAAGGCTGTTTGTTCTGCTTCATATAAACGATAAGCAAAAAGTTCCAAGGTAGTACAAGTAGGAATGCGATCCCAATTATTTTGAACTAAAATGCACTCGTAATTTTCAAATTGTTTTTTCTGTGCTTCTGAAAGCATAGGATTAAGTCCTGTGTAAAGTTTTCTATCTGAATGATAATCATAAGAAAAGCAATTTAAAGAAGTTGGAAGACCGTATATATTTACATAACCATTTGAGCAACATCTTGTATTTATAAACCCATATTTTTTATCTTTAAGTAAACTTGCCTGTCCTAAATAATAAAGACATTTTTCTAAATACATTGCATTCATAGACTTTGGAAGATTAATCCATTCAAACATAGAAAGAGCTACTTTTTTAAATCGTTCTAAATAATCGAAGTATGTTTCGTCGTTAATTATTGCACTATCTATAAATTCTCTATTATTTCTATTAAATAATCTTCTTGCATTTTTTCCCATTTATAATTTTCTCCTTTCTTAAAATTTTATGAAACTATATTATTTGACTGCGAATAATCTAAAAATGTAGAGCTATTATGCCAAAAAGTAATTCCGCTATTAAACATGTCTTTTAAAGTTTGTAAATCTTCTTGAGGAATATCTCCTAAAATATTACAGTCTATTGTTTTAACATAATTCCAGTTTGTTCTACCCGTAATATTAGGAATTTTTACATCATTTACTTTATAGCCAAAGGTAGAAAAGTAATCGTCAATAATTTTAGCATATTGAGACTTAATAGTCATAGCATAGAAAATAAAGTCATTTTTCCCCATAGCTGTAATAACATCTCCCGCGTTAAGATTTCCATTAGCTTGAGGAGGAATTTTACTTTCTTTATAAATTTCTCCAATAGTATTTGCGACTCCTAAAATACCAGAAGCTACACCAATAGGATTTCCTGTAACTCCGCCAGCTAATCCTGAAATTAAAGATCCGCCTATTGAAAGGCCTATATTTACTCCATTTTGAGTAAGCCAATTTGTATATACATCACTATTCCAAGAGCATACAGGAAATTTTCCCATATTAATTCCTTCCTCATCATTTAAAGCAATTCCTTTATAATTTTCAGGAATAAGTCTAATAGATCCTGAGGGAGTCATAGCGCTTAAAATTGTAAATTTTGGATTTTCTAATGTTTTAACTCCTGAACCATTTTTAGTATAAAAATCTTCGTATCTATAAATAACATCTGTTCCATTATTATTTGAGCATAACATATAATTAAAAGGATAAGTTTTTAGTTTATTATTTTTTGGAGTATAACCATCCAAAGTATTTTGAGTAAAAGTAATATTTTTATTAGATGAAGAAGCTTCTCCATGATTTATATATCTAACTGTAGGAGTAGAAGTTCCTGCCTCTAAATGATCTCCTCTATCAGCTCCAAAGCATAAATATTTTGGAAGCATAAACATACATTGTATTGCGTCAGTTTTAGAAGCTTGAGCATAACTATCTAATAAATTATTTAATGCAGTAATTCCTGCAGAATCATTATTAAAAGAATAATATCGAAGGCCTGCATAAATACCGTTAATTAAAACCCCGTCAGTTAAACTTCCGTCAGGTCTTGAAGTAGCTCCAATTACAACACAAAGGTCAGGGATAGTCAAACTGCTTTCTGTATAATCTAACCACCTTGATTTTTTATTACAAATAAATTCTCCAAGCTGTAAGTTTTCGTCTATTAGATTAGCTCCTACACTATCATCATTTACATGTTCTCTTTCTACAAACATTTTCTTATAAATTATGTCAAATTGCCAAGTTTGAAATACATCTGTTTGAATAGTAATTAATGTCAAATTATCGTTTATATATTCCATTTTAGTAATATAAGCATAAAACCATTTGTTAGTATAAGCTTCATTTTTATACATTACATAATTATATTGTAAAATACTATCAATATGTGCAGGAAAACGAATAACGTTATCTTTTCTTTGATAAGTACAGTTATCTTCTTCTAAATAAGGTAAACTTAAAAAATATGTACTTTGAGCTGAAACATTTGAAAAAGTAAGCTGATTTTTATTATCTATTTCAAAAGGTGTTTTTAATAGTCTTATATCTGTTTGAGGTGTAACTGCCATTTTTAAAATTTCTCCTTTCTATAAAAATAAGGGAAGGAAAGTTTATTTTTTCCTTCCCTTTTGGGAGTTATAAAGAATAACAAAGTTTATTTTTAAGTTCCAGCGGGAGCTTCTGTAACTGTTACTGTAATTGTTCCTGTTACGTTTCCGCATGTAGCTGTAATTACACTTGTTCCTGCGTCAACTCCTGTTACAACTGCAACTTTATTATTTCCTGTTTTTGCCTCAACTGTAGCTTTTGCTTCAGTTCCTGATGTATAAGTTATTGTAGCATTAGCTTGATAAGGATCAGTTATAACTGGAAGCTCTAAAGTACTTCCTTCTACAACTGTAGCTTGAGCTGTAGGAGTAGTAAATTTAATTGTAGTAGGTGCAACTGTAGGAGCAGATGTTACTATTAATTTTGCATTAGCAAATACACTATAGTTATACATTTTAACCATATTTAAATACATTTGCCATGTTCTATTATTTGCATTATAGAACTCGTCTAAAGCCATGTCTTGTTCTTTAATTCTAAACCAAGATTTATCAGCAATTAATGCAAGAATAGCTGATCCGTCATAAGTTTTAGTTCCGTTTTCGTCGTATTTATCGAAGTTATCAACTCCTATAACACGTCCCATAAAGTCAGTTTTATCCATATTGAAAGCTGAAGCCAAAACTTCTACGTCAATATCAGTTAAAACATCATTTCTTATTAATAGAACTATATCTTCGGGATTAGACCATGTTATAACTGAATTTCCATAGCCTCCAACTTTAGCCCATGCGTTATTATTTGAAGAAGGCTCTTGAAAATCTAAATAAGAATTTCTTAAAGCTTTAACAAAAGCTTTTCTATTTGCTTCTGAAGATAAAGCAGAAACAACTTGCATTTGAACTGAATTTGTTCTGTAAGCATTTCCTACTAAATTTTTAGTAAATCTGTATTCGTCTATATAAGCTGAATTATATAAAGCATTTGATATTCCTGAAATAAAGTCATTTAAACCACTCCAAGATGTAAATGCACTTCTTAATTTTTCCCTTGTTATTGTTACAGGGTATTGAATATCCGTATTTACTGCAGGGTATTGAACTTTAATATCTGCGTCGTAACGTGCTAAAAGACCTGCGAAATCGTCAACATTAAATCTTCTTCCTTTTATTGGATTTATGTAAATTTCTTGACCTATAGCACCAAGTGGTATTCTGTCTCCTTCTAACATTTTTAGTTTGTTTCTGAAAACTTTGTTTTCAATTTGTGTGTAAACTATTCTTTTTATAAGCCTTGTCATAAATTCATTTGCGATAGTTTGATCAGCAACTATTGAAGCCGAAAAAGTACCAATATCAGTATCTGGTAATATTTCAGGTACGTATCTATGGTACAAAGTATTATCTTGAATACTTGTTTCTCTTATAGCATTAAGAGAAGTTCTTAATCCTTCCGGTATTGCCATTTTAAAATCACTCCTTTATTTAATATATTTTTACAAATTTATTTTATACTAAAACAAATAAAAAAGTCAATATTTATTGTTTAAAATTTCCGTATTCATCAAAAGCAGATCTAAAGTCAAAAGGTTTTTTAATTTCCTCTTCTTTTTGTGTTATTGTCATAGGATCTTCAGCCATTGCAACTTGCTGAAGTAAATTTCCATTTACATTTTGCAAAGTTTCATTTGTCTTTTTTAATCTTTCTATTTCTTTATCTTTATCTAAAATTACATTATTCATATTTTGATTATCTGTAAGTAAAATTCCTATTTCGTCTAAAATTAAATTAGAAGCTTCTTCTCCAATTTTTTCTTGAATAGAATTTAATTTGTCTTGGAATTCATTTTGTTTCATTTTATATAAACCTCCTTTCTCTATTTCTTAATTTATTTGCATAAAGTACCCATTTAAATTTTGATTTTCTTCTGAATATGGGAGTAGGAGTAATTCCTCCTAAATATGTAAACCAATATTCAGCCTGTGTTCCCCTTGAATAATTTAGGCTTGCTGGCCTTTCATAATATTTTAAAAAGTTTATAGCGAGATCATAAGCTGACTCTGTGCTTTGTGTAAATTCTTGAAAACTATAAGGAGGAGTTCCATATATACCTGCTCCCCATTGTATATTATTTGCAACTTCGTATAAAATACGTGATAAATTATTGTCCATAGTACTAGGATCAGATGGTAAAATCCAATTAGTGTATTTTGTATAAGGTGTCCACTGTACAAGTCCGGTATCCATGACCTGAAGGATCTCCTCCTACTCTATCACTTTGCCAACGTCCAGGATTTATTGCAGACTCGCTTTGCATATTTCCCAAAATTCCTGCAACTGCATTTAAAGTCCAACCTTGAGAACCTAAAGCATTCCAAATATATGTAGCATTTACTTGCATTTTTTCCATATTTAAAGTATTTGAAGAATTATAATCATTCCCCCAATAGTCTCCGTAAGTTCCAGTTCTTAAACTTAAAGCCATTTTAAAACTCCTATTCTACATAAATTCTTCCGTTATAATAACCTGCGATCCAACCGAGAAGGAATACGAAGCCAAATATTATTATCTACTTTTTTAATTTCTAAACAAGTAACTTTTGTTCCGAGATTTTAATACTGCATGAAGTTGTCTAAAAGCATGCAATTTAGCATTAAAAGTTAGTTCTTTATAAGCTTTAATTCTGTAATTTGTTCCTGCTCCGTCTCTTACTCTTAAATCAACTTTAGTTTTATATGTTTTTCCTACTTCATAATTAAAGTTTTCCACAGGTTTTTCCACAGGCTGTTGATAATTATTTTCTTCTAGGTTTTCCGCATAAGATATATCTAAATCTACGTTTCCCTGTATTCCATGAATTTGACCTTTTGAAGTATATTGCCAAAAGTCAATTTTAAATGGAGCTGTAGGTTTATCGTTCCATTGTGCAAGCCATATTTTAAAACCTTTTTCTATTATTTTATTAGGATCTAAATAATTTGTAAACCAATTTAAATTTGCATAAACTCCTGCGTCAAAACCTGCTTTTTTAATTTCTTCACAAAAAGCAATAGCACACTCTGTTAATAATTCTTTTCCGAGTTTTGCACTTTTATTCTCTTCTAAATCAATAAAAACAGGAAGTTCTAAAGTTTTATCTCCAATAAATTTTAAACAATTTTTAGCTTCTAAAATTGCATTTTCTTTTGATGTTACATAAGAATAATGATAAACTCCAATAGGAATTCCTACACAATGAAGGCCTGCATAATGTTCCTCAAACATATTGTCTTTTTGACTTTCATTTTTTCCAAATCCTGAACGAATAATAGCAAAATCTATATTACTTGCTTTTAAAGATAAATAATTTACGTTTCTTTGGTAAGTAGATATATCAATTCCATGTTTTGCCATTAATTGTTTTCCTCCTCTTTATCATTTATTATTTTAACAATTTTTTCTACTTTTTCGTCTTTTTTAGTTTCATTTGCAACTTCTAAAGTTTTTCCAAATTTTCCAACGTTAATTCCTGCTTTCTTTAAATTTTCAACTATTGAAGTAATTTCCATAATTACTATATAACAACATACAAAAGAAGAAATATAATTTAATCCAAAGGCATAATCTAACATAAAACTTAAAAGAATAACTAAAAAGATTAAAGTTTTATGCAAAAGTCCAACCCTCATTTTTGTAGACTGTACGTCTTTATTTATTACTGCTTGAATATAACCTGTAATAAAATCAGCACATGAAAAACAAAGAGGTGTTATTATTTGCCAAGTAGTATTTGTAAAATTTAAGTTTTGAATCAATTCATAAATATTCATTATTTTTCCCTCCCTTCGTAATATAATAAAATATGCTATAATCTAATTTTTCAATTAAATTATAGCATTACAAAGTAAATTTTACAATATTATTTTTAATTTTATCTTCTTTTATCGTAAAATCTGTCTCGACAAGTTTTACTCCTCCTTTTACATGTTTAAAAGTAAGTTTTCCGCGAACATGTAAAACCTGTCTTAAATTTTTCCCACTCGACTTGAGAATAACATTGTTTAGGCATTCCTGCACACGTGATATTTAATTTTCCGTTTATTTCTTCTAAATAACATTTTTGTCTCACAAATTTTCCTTTAGTTGCAAACCCCTCATTTTTCCAAGCTCCGAAGCTTTACATCATCTATTTCACAAAACTTTTGTAATTCTTCTATTTTTAGTTTTGTGTGTATTGAATCTGTGTCAGAATAAATATAATAATCTTTTCCATATTTTGAAAGTGAATAATCTTTTATAGCTTGAGATGTTCTTATTGTTTTTTCTCTTGCATAAGCTGTAATAAATGAACCAATTGGCAAGTATATTCCTTCTTTTTCTTGCTTTTCTGATAACGAATAGTGAATTATTTCATCTTCTCCCATATATGGAATTTTGCTTTGAACGTCTAAAGAAGTTGCAAATTTTCCGATATAATGAATTTAACATTAATTTTGCAAGTGTTCTTTGGCCTTTATTTCCTGTAATTGTTGCTTCATTTTTTCTTGAAATCCATTTATCAATATAGTCTGTAAAAATTCCTTGAATACTTTTAAATTTCCACCCCGAAACATATTCTAAATCATAAACATTATAATGTTCTAAAAATAATTTTAAATCAATATTTGTCAAAACTAAACAAACAATTTCGCCGATTTGACGTTTCCAAATATTCATTTGCTCTAAAAAATGCTTTGTTATTTTTTATTTGTATTGTTGGAATTTTATTTTTCTTTATTTCAAAAGAACATGTAATCATTTGAATGTATAAATTGTAAACTTTATCTTCTTTATATTTACCTTCAAAAAATAAAGGTTCTCCAAAAGGAAGATTTTTTTCATACATAACACTAGGGTATAATGAATTTACGTCTAAAACTGTAATGTTTTTAATGTCTTTTTCTTTATATATTGGGTTTAAATACGTAAAGCCTCCCTTATAACTTCTTCTTAAATCTTTGTCAATATCATATTCTAAAGGTGGAAAATAATGTCTAAATTTTGATTTTGATAAAATTTCCTTAAAATCATTTAAAGCGTTACTTCCTTCAGTCATTTTTTGTAAATTTTCGTTAAACAATACATTTAAAGCCTTTGCAACTATTAAAACGTCATTTTTTATATATTCTCTTTCCTCTTTTGTTAAAATATGATTTCTGCTTCTTTCTAGGTTATAATCAATTTTTAATTTTGAAATAGGAAGATTAAAACTTTTTGCAATTTCATCTACAGAAAAAGGAATTATTTTTAAACTATCAATAAAAGTTGCTGTTCTAACTTTTTTATTCTTTTTTTCAAAATATACCTTAATTTGGTAAAATTGTCCCATGTCAGAAATTAAAGTAGTAAAAGTTTTATCTTCTATTTCTTCCTTCTTTTCTACATGCTTAAAACCATTACTTAAAAGATACCACATAATAAATTCACCGTCAAATTTTAAATTATGAAAATACCATGTGGAATTTTTTTCTTCATAACAAAAATTTATAAAACTTTCAATATTATTTCCTATTATAATATTTTCTTCGTTCCCAATTTCACATGTCGCCCATGCCCAAACGAAGGTTTCATCTTCAAGCCAAGTAGCTGTTTCAAAATCAGCTGTAAATTTTTTCATTTTGGCTTGTTTCTCCTTTAAAAATTTTACATATTTATTGTATCTTCAACCTCTAAACCTACAACATTTTCCACAAAACGATTAAATTCCTGTTGTGAGTAATACTGGTCACTTTGATAAATTAAATCTCCAATAATTTCATCTTGACTTACAAGTTCAAAAAATTTTATAGGATTTTTTACTGAATTAAGTTTTGACATTAATAAATCAAAATTTTCTAAATGTGAATATTTTTCCATATCTCGTAAATAATTATCACGAAATATCATTGACTTTCTCATCACATAGTCACTTGTTCCAATATTTTGAATTCTATCTCTTAATCTATTAAATTCATAACCTATTTTATTTTCAATGGTTCTTAAATTTTTAAGTTGTGCTTCAATTTCTCTTGCTCTTAAAGAACCCATTTGAACCCTTGTAAAACCTGTTTGTAATGGTGTAGTTTGTAAGTCTTTAAGTTCTCTATTTAATCTATTTTGAGCAATTCGTGCCTGAATTCCGAAGTTCTCTACGTTCCCATTTTGTAAGTTCTTGTCCTGCTTTTGTTGTGTAAAGTTCTTCTGCTCCTTCTCTTGAAAAACGTTTTAAGCTTTTTATTACTCTATTTAATTCATTTCTTGTTAAAATCTTTGATTTTACATCTTTATAATTTTTAAGCTCCGGAAGATATAATTTTTTCTCTTCTTTATTAAGTTCATTTATTTTCTTATTAAACCTAGAAACTGCTCTTCCTAAAGATAAATAATCTTTTTGTTTCCATCTTATTTTACTTTGCGCCATTTTCTTTTATCACTCCTTTGTAATAATATGACTTACAAAGTTTAATTCTTTTACTTCTTCTTTTGTTTTATTGTCAATAACATAAAAACCTCTTTTCTCAATTCTTTTATAATATACAAAAGTTAAATATAAATTTAAATTTATAAATACTTTATATTTATTTTTTATTTTAACCCCTTCTATTTCTGAAAAAAATTTTACATTATTCTTAAAATTATTCATATAGAATTCAGAAGAAAAATAAAAAGTATAACCTAAAATTGAATATTTATAATCTGACTTTGTAAGATCTAGCTCAATTCCGTTTATAGTTTTCATTATGTAAACTCCTTCCTTTTAAGTTTAAAGCTTGTGTATTTTACACAAGCTCAAAACCTAAAGATTTGTTTCCTTTTTCTGTTTTATTTTTTACTATTTTAATTTCAAATCCCTTTTCTGTTATATTAAACATTTGTAAATATCTCATCATTTGGATTGTAAATACTTTACTTCCGGTTGCATAACTTTTTCCTTGATCGTCAATTAATATGCAGGCCATAGTTACTTCTTTATCTTTTTTAATTTCTCCTGTTTCTTCATCAATTTCAGGCTCTTTCATAGGTTTTTCGTACCTTTTAACTAAAACTTCTTTAACTCTTATAAATTCCCCTTCACAATCATTTAAAAGATTATCAACTTTACTGTCTAAATTAAATAATTTCTTTTGATCTGTAATATTAGTAAATATTTGACATTTTGTCTCTGTTCTTTTTCCTAAAGCTGAAAAATCTTGAATAGTAGACAAAGCTGTTTCCTCTACATTTTCATTTTCTCCCACTTCTATTTCTTTTGTTAATTCTTCTTTGTTATTCTTCATAATAACCCTCTTTCTCTTATTTTACGCATAAGTACGAATAAAAAATTTTGCTTTATGGTTAAACAATAACCTATATAAATTTAATTATATACTACTTTTCGTTTACTAATTGAAATAAACACATAAAAGCAACTCCTGAATAAAAACCGATAACAAAACAAAATAAATTCATTTTATATATTCTCCTTTATTAATTCTTCTTTTACTTCTTCAAAATTATTTTGATTTTTACATTTATTAACTACCATTAAATTATTGTCAAATCCCATTTGCTTTTTATATAAATTTAAAGCTTCTATTTCTCCTTTTGTAACTCTTTTTTGCTTTTCTTTAAGTGATATATTTAAAGCTGTAGCAATAACTTTTTCAAAATCTTGTTTTCCATCTTCTTTAATTTTTATTTCGAGTTTTATCATTTGCTTTTCCCTCCTTCTTTTTTAATTTTGTTATATCATTTAATAATGAATTATTAAGTTTATTTAATCTTTCATTTTCTGAAATAAGATATTTAAAATCACCAATAATTCCTTTTAAATTGATATTGTTTCTTACATATATTTCATTTTTAATATATGCTTCTTCAAGATCATTTACTTTTTGCTTTATATCATTCACTTTATATTTCCTCCCTTTAATCTATTCTAGGAATATGATTTTCATTTTCTTTTATTAAATTTTTTAAAATAATTACTGCGTCAAAAGTTGAAGGCTCTTTATCTTCAAGTTCTTTAATCTTTTCTTCTATTTTTGATTTTGGAATGCAATTTTCTTTAAGTATTCCATTATTAAAATATTCTCTATCTGCTATTACTATTATTATATCATTTGACATATAATCATTAGGAGTTGCATTAAAAACTTTTACTATTTTTTCTAATTGCTTATATCTTTTTATTAGATTTTCTATTGCTTGTTTTTGATTATATGATATTAAATTATCAAAACCTTTTGTTAATTCTTCTAATATCTTTATATCTTCTTCCATTAGATTAATCCTCCTATACCTCATTCCCCCAACAATCCCAACCATCTGCGTGTTGTCTAGCAAATAGTTCTATTCTTGGTAAATCACCCATAAGTTCTACTATTCTGTCTCTTGCTTCATCAGGTTTTCTACTATGTTCTCTAATCCTACTATCTATTACACTATGTACACTTCTTGATATTCTTTTAGGATTCCCTTTTGTTGCTAATAAACAAATTTCTGAATTAGACCTTGTCCAATTACCTAACCCCCAAAACCATGAGTCTGATTTTTTATTTTTCTTAACCCAATTAAATCCTATTGTAGAATACTTAAATCCCCATTTTTTTATAGTTTCTAAACTTTCTGGCAATATTGGGAATGTAACCCAAATAAATAATACACAATTTTCATCACTTATTTTTTTTATTATTTCTCCTAAATTGTATATTTCATTTATTTCCATACATTTATAATGTTTTGTAGCATTTTTCTTCCCGCCTGCCCAATATTTCCAAGGTGGATCTGCATAAATAATATTGTATTTTTTATCTGTATTATATATATCTACTTTCATTTAGATTAATCCCCCTCAATTTTCTTTATATTATCATATTAATTTTTTAATGTCAATAGGTTTTTTAAAATTATTTTTAAAAATATTTTAAAAAATATTATGTAAATATTCCTTGCATTTTTTGTTTTTGTATTATATAATTAAATTGCGAAAAATAAAGTTTAATTTTATTGTAATCTTTTGAAAAATTTAAACCACTGCGAAGAGCAGTTTTCAAAAGTTTTGGTGTGGTAGCCTGCAATATAACTTTATCTTTTTGCTGTAAATTTTGGAGGTGTTATATAAAATGTATTATGATTATCATAAAATTATTTCATATAACGCCTTTATTAATATTTTAATTGGAGAACGTCGGAGTTCGGTAAAACATATGGAGCTTCTAAATTAGTTATTCAACGTTTTTTAAAATACGGAGAACAATTTGCCTACATTAGAAGATATAAACCAGAACTTAAAAAAGCTGTGCCAAATTTCTTTGAAGCTCTTGAATCAAATAACGAATTCAAAGGCCATGTACTAACTACTAGACGGAAATAAATTCTATTGCGACGGTGTTATTTGTGGCCATGCAATGACTTTATCTACTGCTCAAGATCTAAAACGGAACTTCCTTTTCTAAAGTTAAATATATTATCTTTGATGAATTTATTATTGAAGAAGGCCAAAAGAAATTTTATCTTCCAAACGAAGTTTTTATATTTTTAAATATTTTAGAGACTATTCGGGCGTATGAGAGATATTAAGGTTTTTATGCTTTCTAATCCCGCAAATATTTATACTAATCCGTATTTTCTTTACTTTAACTTGTCAATTCCTTACAATAATGATATAAAATTATTTAAAGATAATTTAATTTTACTTCAATATATGAGAAATGAAGAGTACAGAGAAGAAAAACGAAAAACTCGTTTTGGACGTTTAGTTTCTCGGCACTTCTTTTGAAGATTATGCTATTAATAACAAAAATTTAAATGATAATAAAAATTTTATTGACAAAAAACAAGCAACTTCTAAATTTTCATTTGCTTTTATTTATAATGGAGAAACTTTTGGTGTATGGGTTGATTATACTTTAGGCCTCGTTTTTGTTTCTTCTGATTATATGAAGAATAATCCGTTTCTATTTGCGTGTACTTTAGCTGATCATTCGCCTAATACTTT